ATATCTGAGGATGAAGAACAATCTGAAGAAGAAAATAAAGCTGGGAAAAAATCCAAGGCTAAGAAGTAGGTGCTGATATGGCATCTACTTTTATTAATAAAGATGAGATATTAAGAAAAATCAAGTTATTGCTAAATATAAAATCAGATATTAATGACGACAAGTTAGTATATATTATTGACCTTATAATAGATGAGGTCGGAATATATACTAACATAAGTAATAGCAAATTACCTGCAAGACTTGAAAATATCATCGTTGATATATGCACAAAATATCTAAAAGTAAATAATTTTGGCATTGAGGATATAGCGGTATCGGATACAAAAAGTATCAAGCGTGGAGATACTACTATTGAATTTAATACATCTAATATACTTTCAACTATGAAAAGTGTTGGATATATTGAGCAGGAAATAAGACTGCTCAATAATTTTCGCCGTGTAAAGATGAGGTGATGATATGAATGAAAGACTGATACTATCAAAGATGTACTTTGATATTGCTGACATATATAGAATAAGTCAGGTAGAAGATAATGACGGCTTGATGAAACAAAGCCGTCAAAAGGTCTATGAAGATATCAAATGCTCACTTTCGCAAAAGACCATATCATCACTAAATCAAGACACAAATACGAATACACTGACTATGAAACATATACTTTTTGTTTCAGATGAGATAGATATAAAGCCGTCAGATATAGTCTATGTAAAAAATAAAAATGAGTATTTTAAAGCAGGAGAGTGCTTTGTATATCCAGACTCTCACAGTGAAATACTGCTTACTCAAAGTAAGAAGGTGAGTATATGAGTGTTGATTATTCTGAATTTATTGAATTTAGAGATAAATTTGAAAGACTAAGTAATGAGTTTGAAAATTTTTTAAAACAATTTTTGATAAAACAAGCCTTAGATGTGCTTGCTAAAACTAAGAGAAACTCACCAGTTGATACTGGACTTCTAAGAAATTCTTGGACTATAGGCAATCAAGGTGTAGCTATAAGGTCAAAAACACTAAAAAGCGGGAAAAATAAGGGTAAGATACGGTACTACTCCGTGGAAAGTGCATTTGTAAACAATACATCTATTGATAATGTTGAAAGGGATGGAGATGTATTAAAGGTCACGATATCAAATCCGGTAGAATATGCAAAATATGTTGAGTACGGACATATGGATAGAAGCCATCAAAAATGGATAAATGGGAAGTTTATGTGCTCACTTTCAATTATTGAAGTGAAAAAGAAGATGCCAAAAAGATTCCAAAAAGAGTTTGAAACCTGGTTTGCAAGTTTTAATATGTAGGAGGTGCATATGCTTGAAATAGACAGATTGCTATCAAATGTATTAAAACAAAATTTTAAAGATGTAAGCATATACAATGAGCGTGCTGAAAATATGAAAAGTCCTGCATTTGTTATTAACATGATACAAAACAGTTTTGATAAAAAAGTAGGCAATTTGTATCAAAATGAAGTTAATTATCAGATTGTATACATCGAAAAAGAAGATAGAAACTATACTACAGACTATGAAACATATCAAAAGATAGCATTTAAACTGTATGATATCCTTGAACTGATAGAAGTAAAAGGAAAAAAACTCAAAGGATATGATATGAACTATAGAGTTCAAGATAATACTCTAATGTTTTTTGTATCGTTTAAAGTCAGATACTATAGAGATAACAAACAAGAATTAATGAAAAAACTTGATTTTAATATGAAAAAGTGAATTCGCATCAGATACGAGCATAACAAGGCAGACGAATGAAAGGTGAAGTATATCATGCGAATTGAAAGGAGAATGATATGGCAGGAGGTAAGTTTTTAACATATAATAAAGCACTTCCGGGTGCATATATAAACTTCAAGTCTGTACCTGCTCCGGCGTCAATAGTCGGCTCAAGAGGTATAGCGACAATGCCGTTGCCACTATCGTGGGGAGAACAAGGCAAGGTAATAAAACTACTATCTACAGACCTTGAAGACGGCAAATCACTTGCCAAGGTAGGTGTAACTGCATTTGATGACGAGTCAAAGCTACTTAGAGAATGTCTAAAGCACTGCTATAAGCTATATGTGTATCGTATAGACACAGGTGGAGCAAAGGCAAAAAAAGTTGAAGGAGCTTTGACAGTTACGGCAAAATGTACGGGATTTTTCGGAAATGAAATAAAGATAGTTACAGAGAAAAACAAAGACAATGTAAATATTGATGTAAACACATATTTCAAAACAAAGCTTGTAGATAAGCAGACAGTTGCCAATATAAGTGAACTAAAAGCAAATGCCTTTGTTGACTTTGAGGGTACAGGAGTAGTTCCAATTCATGCAGGGATAATACTTGAAGGCGGAACAGACGGTACAGTCAAGACAAATAACTATACTGATTATTTATCTGCTATGAGAGAATATCAGTTTAATACTATGGGAATACCGTCAGAAGATACGAAACTACCAAGAGTTGTTAAATCTTATGTGCAAAATGAAAGAGATAATGCCGGCAAGAAAATACAAGCTGTAGTATATAACTACAACTCAGCGAATTTTGAAGGCATTATTTCTGTAAAACAAGGATATAGAACTAAAATTGAAGAGATAAAACCACACGAGTTCGTTGCTACAGTTACAGGTATGACATCAGGAGCAGAGATAAATCAATCAAACTGCTTTAAAATCATTGAAGCTGCAACAGAAATAATAAATTTCATCGCCGAAGATGACTTAGTTCAAGAAATAAAAAGTGGTTGGTTCTTGCTTACAAAGCGTATGGATGGCGAAATAGTAGTGCTTGACGACTTAAATACCTTTACTGACTATTCATCCGAAAAAGATGATGACTTTGGAAACAATAGAGTAATAAGAGTATTTGACGAGATAGGAAATACTACAAGGCTAATCTGGGAAAAATATTTTATCGGTAAAGAAAATAATGACAAGCAAGGCAGAGATGTCTTTAAATTACAACTGCTCAAGAATTTTTACGAATTGCAAAATATCAGAGCCATTCAAAACTTTTCAGCAGATGATGTAATCATCACTATGGGACAGAAAAAAGATGAGGTAAAGGTAGATGTATATATCCAGCCTACCGACTCTATGAAAAAGCTCTATATGACAGTGTTTGAAAGATAGAATATGAATGAAAATATAAATTAAAGAGTTTTTAAATACAGTTTAATCAGTATTTAAAGACTCTTTTTGAATGCAAAAAACAGGAGGGAGAAATGGGAGAGTATTTAAGATCCGAGGACTTTGTCAACGGCAAAGACGGACAGATACAGCTTGTAGTTGACGGCGAGATAATAACGCTATACGGCTCACAAAAATTCAAGGCATCAAGCACGCCTGAAACTTCTGAAAGAGGTCAAATAGGAACGAGAAACAAACAAAGTAAAATCAAGGGCTTTAAAAATAAAATCTCTATCACTGCAGATTATTGGTTTGTCCAAGTAATGACAGATATATTGAAAAAGTATAAAAAAACAGGTATATTCCCTAAAGTTGATTGCCAATGTATCAATAACGATAAAGGCACATCACTTGGCACTATGTCAAAGGTATATTATGACCTTGTTCCAGACGGAGACATCACATTACAGGAACTTGACGAGTCAAAGGATGAAGGTCTTACTGTAGATGCTACATTTACATTTAGGGATTGGGATGAGCTTGAGCCATTTAATCGTCCATCAAATATAGGTAGAGATTAGAAAAAGGAGAAAAACATGGAAGAGACAAGAGATACTGAAGTAATTGAAAAAGAAGAGCTACAAGGTGAAAATGTAATGACACTTGAAGACTTTTTGGCTACACATAGCGTTGAAAATCTTACTGAAGAGATCGTATTAAACGAAAGATTGAAAGACTTTAAATTTACAATTGGCTCTATGACAAGAGATGAGCTGGAAAAATATCAAAAGTTATGTATCATAAGAGACAAAAAAGGAAACGTGCTAAAACAAGACTCAATGAAGTTCAGCGAACTTGTGATAGTAAATCACCTACTATATCCGAATTTCAAATCTGCAGAGTTTTTACAAAAATTAGGAGTCAATACACCATCTCAAGGTCTTTCAAAAGTATTAAAAGTCGGTGAAATAACTGCATTATCAGAAAAAATAATGAAATTTAACGGCTTTGACGAGGACTTTGAAGATATAAGGACTAAGGCAAAAAACTAATAAAGCAAAGTGATTATCTGACATCCATATATCGTGGAGTAATTGCTAACTACGGCTTTATACGACCAAAAGAGTTTTTAAAGATGGATGAAAAAGAGATTGCTTTGCTTGAGGCTATACTAATAGACACACAAAAAGAAATGGAGAAACTAAAAAAATAGGATGGTGTAAGGAATGGTTAATACTACATTAGGATTAAATGATAATATGACAAAGATGCTTAGAGGTATAGTCAAAACTCTTGATACAGTAATAACAGCCTTACATCGACTTGATAATGTATCTGCGTCTTCAGGTTCAAATGCTCTTTCACTTATGAGGCAAGAACTAATATCAGCAAAAGTAGATATTGCTGAATTAGATGCATTACTTGACAATATGGGAGCAAATGCTCCGCCTGATCCTTTTCGTTCTTGGAGAGGTAGCTTAATGTCCTTAAATGCTGGGATACAGATACTATCTATGGCAATAAGGCAAATAGGCAATATTGCAAACATGGCTGATGAATATGTGTCTGTAAATGCAAGATTAGGACTTATAAATGACGGACTACAGACACAGCATGACTTGCAAAACAAAATTCTTGAGTCAGCAAATAGAACAAGATCTTCATATAAGGAAACTGCAAATCTTATATCAAAAATAGGTATGACTGGAGCAATAAAGGGAAATGATAATCAAATTGCATTTGCTGAAAAAGTTAATAAGATGCTAAAGCTTGGTGGCGGTACAGCAACTATGAACGAGTCAGCAATGCTACAACTATCTCAGTCGTTATCATCTGGAGTAATGCAAGGTGACGAGTTTAAGTCATTGATGGAAAATGCACCTGCCCTAATGCAAAATATAGCTAAAGGAATGGGAGTAACAAAGGGCGAACTCAAAGCACTTGCATCTGATGGTAAGCTGACTACTGAAACAATAATCAATGCTATAAACAAGATGGGAGGCTCAATAGATGAAGAGTTTAATAAACTACCAAGAACATTTGGCGAAAACAAGG